ACGTACGAGCCCAAGGCTCTGGCCGAGCTGATCAATAAGTACTTCCCGGACTGGAGGCGCGTCCTCAATGAGCTGCAGAGGTTCGCGGCCCAGAGCGGGAGCATCACGGCCGGTGTCCTGTCGCAGTTCACTGATGAGCGACTCACGACACTTGTTTCCAAGATGAAAGAGAAAGATTATACTGCGGTCAGGAAATGGGTAGCGCTCAATACGGACATCGACTCGGCGACGTTCTACAGGAAGCTCTACGATACCTGCGCGACCTTCCTGCACCCGTCATCCATCCCCCAGATGGTGATCATCATCTCCCAATACTCGGATCGGGCGACGCGGGTCGCCGACCAGGAAGTGAATACGGCCGCCTTCGCGGCTGAGATCATGGTCTCCTGCACCTTCACATAGAGGAACGAGAATGGCCTGGTGGAATCCCCTGACGTGGGTCGACGGATCGTGGTTCAAGTCTGAGGAGGTGCCCGATGACGAGATGTGCGGGCTCTGTCGGTCTGCCCCGGTCGGCAAGGGCAGGCTCAAGTACGCCACCGAAGATGGCATCCATGAGATGAAACTCTGCGACGACTGCTCGCAGCGGATGGATGCCATGGCAAAGGAGAGGACGAAGTGAGCCTGATCATCCGAATATTTTTCATCGCCCTGCTCATGGTGATCGTGGCCAACTATATCGCGATCGTGGTCCAATGAACGAGCTCGAGATCCTCTACTGGGTTATTCTGAGCTTCGCAGGCCTCGCCATGGCGGTAGGTTTCCTCGGCCTGGCGACGATGCGATGAATCCCTTCATCTATGTCGACTCTATATGCGTCGGCACGACCGACATCATGACCACTCCCGACTTTGAGAGGGCCTACAACCCCTTCATGGTCAACAGGGCCCTGTCATACCACTTTGACACGGTCCTGCTCGCCTCGGAGATGAACGAGAACCCCCATCTCCCCGCCCGGCTCCAGTACGACTACCTCAGGTCGTCGGTCCGTAAGCGGAAGCGGTTCGCCAAGTGGCACAAGCCGGAGGCGTCCGAGAACTTGGACGCCGCCATGGAATTCTTTGGCCTGGGAAGACGCCAGGCCGAGGAAGCACTCTCTGTGATGACACCCGTCCAGATAATGGACATGAAGCAGTGCCTATGCAGAGGAGGATTGGAAGAGTAAAATGTCAGACTACGTCTCTCATGATGATGTCTTTTCGGGATATGGAGTGGAAGTCGAACTGAGACACCCCGACGACTTCCTTAAGGTCATGGAGACGCTCACTCGGATCGGAATCCAGCCTGACGAGAATCGGGAACTGGTCCAGCTGTGTCACATCCTCCACAAGCGTGGCAAGTACGCCGTCATGCACTACAAGGAGCTGTATGCTCTGGACGGGAAGGACGTGGACATGACTGAGGAGGACTTGCTCCGTCGCAACACGGTGGCCAAGCTCCTCGACCAGTGGAACCTCCTGACGCTCGCCGAGCGGCTACAGGGTTGGGCTCCGATGTCCGAGATCAAGGTCATCACGTTTCGGGAGAAAGCCGACTGGAGACTCCGGGCGAACTACACTTTCCGGAAAGGTGCCGGCGCCTACGCTGCTCGACGTAAAGCGACGGAGGAACACGTTTCTCGTTGACAATCTTCCCGAAACGGGTGTAAATAGAGACGCGGGGTGGAGCAGCCTGGTAGCTTGTCTGGCTCATTCCCAGAAGTCGCGGGTTCAAATCCCGTCCCCGCTTCCATCTCACACGATCGACGAACTGCTAAGCGGCGACCGTGTGAGCTCTTTAAGTACGAAGGATGGGAGAGGCGAGACCCGAACTAAAAGTACGGTCCCCTCTCCCTTTCCTTTCTAGGAGGAAGAAGTGGCTGGTAAGCAGGGTAAAAAATCGAAGAAGGCCGGCAGACAAGCCGACGAGTGCAAGGCCTACAGGGGTTCCGGACGCCTCTCACGTAACAAGGTCCGTAAGATGCAGGCTCGCCTCAAGACGCACCCCAATGACAAGGTCGCGCTCGAGGCTCTCAAGAAACACGCAATCCTCGCAGGGATAAAGGTGAACGTATGATCTACGAGTTGTTCCTCTTCTCAAGCGTCTGGATCTGGCTCCTCCTCTTCGGGCTGGCATCCCTGGCTACCCTCCTGATGGAGGTCGAGCTCGGCAAGGCTTCCGGCGGTGTCGTGGCGGGCATCTTCGCCCTCCTGGTCGCCTTCACTTCCGTGGGCGACTGGGTCTCCGCTCACTGGATCGTGTCCCTGTTCGGCCTGCTTCCCGGCTACTTCGCCCTGGGCGTCGTCTGGGCCTGGTTCAAGTGGCGGGGCTACATCCTCGGCAAGATGAACGAGGCCAAGGCCTACGTCGGCGCCAGCTTCAATGACCGGACTGACAAGAGTCTGACGTTCTATGCCTGGCTCGTCGACCGCAAGTACATCCCGACTCCTGGGATGAAGCTGGACCTGCTCGCCTCGTGGATCTCGGCCTGGCCCATGGGTCTCATCTGGGAAGGTCTGTCAGTCCCCCGCATGATCGCTGACCAGCTCCTCCATAAGCTGACCGGCTTCTTCACCCGAGTGTCCGAGAAGATCGTGGCCAGCTTCGAGCCGATCCCGGTGCCCCCGCCGGTGCCGGTTACGGAACCCATCGTGACGACCGGGGAGTCTATCCCCGGCCAGACAAATGCCTGAGTACGAGAAGTGCTTGGTCGCGGGGTGCCCCAACACCCGCGACCAGGGCGTGTTTGAGGGAGACCTCTGCATGCCCTGTCACATAATGATCACGCAGGGTAAGATAGTGAGTCCTGGTGTGACCTTCATCCATGACATGGCCGACCGGCTCAAGGAACTGGCCGACCAACTTGCCGCTTCTGAGTATTACACTTATCACTACTGTGGAGACAGAGATGACTAAGCGACTGATCGAGATCAGGCCCGGAGAGGGCGGGGACGAGGCGAAGCGACTGACGGTAGAGCTCGGCCGTGCTTATGAGAGGTTCTTCGACCGGCAGGGTTGAAAGCACCGCCGGGTTGCAGAGCACCCGGTCTTAAGGATAGAGGTTACAGGCAATGACGGCGTCAAACGCTTGGACAATGAATCCGGGGGACACCGTTTCCAGCGAATCCCTCCCACCTCCCGTGGAGACCGAGTACACACTTCCACAGTCACAGTGGCTGTGCTCGATGTACCCGAACTATCACTACGAGAATCAGCCCATCCGGGTCAAAATCTGGTGTCGCGCCGGTCCCCCGGCGACTTTGAGGTTCAATGGTTCTCTGGGTCAGGTAAGGGCGGACAGCACCGCAACAAGCACCAGAACTGCGCCCGTATCACTCACCTCCCCACAGGAACTGTACGAACTAGTCAGAACCGGTCGCGTGAGGCTTCATACCGCGATGCCATGCGAGAACTGACCCTGGAGCTTGACCGGATGCTCGGGCAGGCTCGCCACTCCCAGTACGCCCAGACAGTCCAGGCCCAGGTCGGCTCGGGGATGCGCGGGGACAAGCGCCGGACGTACCGAGAACGCGACGACATCGTCAAGGATGACGTCACCGGCCGTGCCGCATCATACGTGCGAGTTATGCGCGGAAACTTTGACATGCTCTGGGATTGAGGTAAAAGGGGGAAGGTGTGTCGGGCGGAGATTGTTTCTTGATAGTCCTGACCATCTTCCTCATCATCCTCAGGGCGACGGATCTCGTTGACTGGTCCTGGGGTGTGGTGTTGGCTCCCCTCTGGGTACCCCCGGTCCTCCAGGCTCTCCTGGTCGTATCCGGACTCTGGTACGCGACAAAGGACGACGAGTGAACTTCTACACATCGGTAGCAGTACGTAATGACGAGATACTCTACCGCGGCTGGGAGAACGGCGAGAGAGTCTCCAAGCGGGTCGCGTACAAGCCCAGCCTGTTCGTCCCAGACGCGGCGGGAGACTACAGGACGCTCGAGGGTAACCCGGTCACCAAGTGGGAATTCGCCGGCATCCGGGAGGCCCGCGACTTCCTCGACATGTACAGGGACGTCCCCAACAAGCCGACCATCTACGGCTACCAGAAGTGGGAATACCAGTTCATCTATGACGAGTTTCCGAACGGGGTAGAACACGATTTTTCACAGATCGTCGTGGCGGGGATCGACATGGAGGTGGAGTCGACCGGGGGATTCCCGGACATCGACGAGGCCGACCGGGAAATCACCGCCATCACTCTCCGGCAAGGGAAAGAGGTCTCCAGCTTCGGCTACTTCCCCTACACGCCCAAGAGCGACAGGGTCAAGTACTACCAGTGCCGAGACGAGAAGCAGCTCCTGCTCGCCTTCCTGGACCGGTGGGAACGGAACTTCCCGGACATCCTGACGGGCTGGAACATCGACTTCTTCGACGTCCCCTACCTCATCAACCGGATCAAGCGGGTGCTCGGGATCGAGCACGCCAAGAGGCTGAGCCCCTGGAAAATCCTCAGGGAGCGGAAGATCGAGTACCAGGGCTCCGAGCATACAGTGTTCAACCCGGTGGGCCTCGCCGTCCTCGACTACCTCCGGCTCTACAAGAACAAGAAGCTAGTGCTGGAACCTCGCGAGGAGTATAGCCTGGGCTTCATCGCCGAGGTCGAACTCAAGGAGAAGAAGCTTGACTACTCAGAATATGGCACGCTCGACGAGCTATATCGTAACAATTTCGAGCGGTTCATGGACTACAACATACACGACGAGCGTCTGGTGGAAATGCTGGAGGACAAGCTCCGGCTCATCGAACTGGTCTGCACCATGGCCTACGGCGCTCGGGTCAACTACGAGGACGTACTAGGCTCGGTCCTCCAGTGGGAGGTGATCGTCCACGGGTACCTGATGTCCAAGAAGGTGGTGATGCCACCCAGGACTCTCAGGGCCAAGGAGCAGCTCATCGGCGCCTACGTCAAGGAGCCGGACAAGGGCCTCTATGAGTGGGTCGTCTCGCTCGACCTGAACAGCCTGTACTCCCACCTGATCATGCAGTTCAACGTCTCCCCCGAGACGTACCGGGGCAAGCTGGAGCTGGGCGAGGATGCCGGCATCGAGCGGACGATCCAGAACGTCCTGAAGGGCAGTCTCCGAGACTGCAACGTCTGGCTCAAGGAGAAGGACTACGCCGTAGCCGCCAACTTGAGCCTGTATGACCGGGGCGTGAAGGGCTTCTTCCCGGCTCTCCTGAAGGAGATGTACGATGACCGCGTCCAGTACAAGAACAAGATGCTCGAGCTGAAGAGGCTCAAGGAGGCTGCGAAGGACAAGGCGGAGAAGGACCGGCTCGACAAGGAGATCGCCCGGTACCACAATGCCCAGATGATGCTCAAGGTCAACCTCAACTCGGCTTACGGGTGTCTCACGAACGAGTACTTCGTCTTCTACTCCCACCCCAACGCCGAGGCTATCACCTCGTCGGGGCAGGTCGCCATCCAGTGGGTCGAGGACCGGGTCAACTCCTACATGAATGGCGTCCTGGGAACCGAGGGGAAGGACTACATCATCGCCTCCGACACCGATTCCCTCTACATCAACTGCGGGCCACTGGTCCAAACGGTGTACAAGGGTCGGCCCAAGCCGTCCCGGGAAAGGGTGGTCGACTTCCTGCACGACATGGTCGTCCAGAGGCTCGAGGGCAAGATCGAGGACTATTTCCAGGAGCTCGCCGACTACACCAACGCGGCCGAGCAGAAGATGAAGATGAAGCTCGACCTGATCGCCGACCGAGGCGTCTGGGTCGGGAAGAAGATGTACGTCCTGGACGTTCTCGAGAAGGAGGGCGTCCGCTTGGCGGAGCCTGAGATCGAGGTGAAGGGGCTGGCCTCTCGCCGGAGCTCGACACCCAAGATCTGCCGGGAGAAGCTCAAGGACGCGTTCAAGATCTTCGCCCACGGCAATGAGCCAGACATGCACAAGTTCATCGCGGATTTCCGGAAGGAGTTCAATGCTCTGCCCTTCTGGGAAGTCGCCTCTCCCCGAGGCATCAAGGGCATGAAGAAGTATGCCGATCCTCGAGGCCTGGTCCGACCGCACTGCCCGATCCAAGTCCGGGGAGCGATCGTCTACAACAGGTTCCTTGAACGGAACGGCATCAAAGACATGAGGAAAATCTATGACGGTGACAAAGCAAAGTTCGCATACCTTGACATGCCCAACCCGTTTCACCAGAACGTCGTCGCGGTCCCAGATGAGATGGCGGCGAGAAGGCTCGACCTCGACACCCTCGTTGATCGGGCGAGTCAGTTCGAAGTTGGTTTCCTTGACCCGCTCAAGAAGGTCCTCGACCAGGTAGGTTGGACCACCGAGGAGGTGAATACGGTTGACAGTCTATATGCCTAATATAGACTGACGGCGGGACAGCGGCGGAGTGTCCCACCGGGAATCAGGGCTCCGCGTGCCGAGACAAGTCTCGGCCTGTTTCGCACCTGGTTCCCGACTTCTTCGTGATTATATCGTACACGGAGAAGCGCTTGTCAGACTTTTTCAAAGACTTCGTCAAAGACTTGCAGGACGACGACACTAAGCTGATGTCGGAGGGCCTGGGCTCGGCGGAGTTCACCGGCTACATTGACTCGGGCTGCTACGCCTTCAACGCCCTCGTCTCAGGCACCATCTTCGGCGGCATCCCTAACAACTCGGCGACGGCTCTCGCAGGCGACCCGGCTACGGGCAAGACCTTCTTCGTCCTGAGCATCATCGAGCACTTCCTCAAGGCCAACCCGGATGCCGGCGTCTACTTCGCCGAGACTGAGTCCGCCGTGAGGAATGCGATGGCCGAGGCCCGAGGGATCGACACGAGCCGAGTGATCCGGGCCGAGCCGGAGACCCTCCACGACTTCAAGGTCAAGTTCGTTGACTTCCTCGAGAAGTACGCCGCGGCCAAGAACCGACCGC